TATCTGACATTGTTAACTCGCCACGAATAAACTTGCCGATTTCAGTATGAATATCTCTTGATGTTGGTACAGGTACGTTCTGCGCAATGTGGTTCATCTTTGGCAATCCACCTACTAATTCAAAATCATTAGGGAAACCCATAAGATATAAGGCTTCGCGGATAGTTAAAGAACGATCAAACTTTGGGTGAATTGTATCTGCAAGGTTACGGCCGATAACCGCATTCATGCAATCTCCAAAGACGTGAGTTGAGCTATCCCAAATACCTTTACCCATTGCAAACTTTTTGACTGCGTGGTCTGATACTTTGATACCACGCTCATTATTTGTATCATGCATCCACTTATTACAAGCAGGCAATTTACCGCTTTTATTGATATAATTAAATGCTGTAATCTGTCCGCTCTCCATAATTACTTTACGAGGATCTTCGTTTGTTAGTGACTTGATATATTGATAGTAAGGTTCTTCATCAAGTTTTTTGTTACACAAAATATCCATTTGTTGAACATCATCATTTAACTCCGAAAGATATTCATGAAAAGCTTTACGAGGTCTTTTATACCAATTCATAATAGGTGCAACCTCAGATCTCCATCCGATAGCAAAAGTACGATCTCTAGCTTGTGGGATACCATGATATTTTGTAGATGTTTTATATAGAGTTAAACTATACCCTGCTTTTGAGCAAATGTCAAACAAATTATCAGCTACTTCTTTACCTTTCTTAGTAAACAACGCCGGAGCGTTTTCAACAACAATAGCTTTAGCTGAAAATCGGTTAATGCCTTCTTTAAAAACTTCGTACATCCATTCGTTCTTTTCGCATTTTGCGCCTTTAGCCGCTTCAGTCTTACCAGTGTTAAGCTGTGACAATGCTGCGCAAGGTGGTGTACCTGAAATGACATTGATATGTCGACTTGAACTTTCAGGAATCATTTTATATTGTACATCACGTCCTTTGACGTTTTGCTGATAGTTAACATAATGACTATCATTTCCTTCAAAGTCCGCGTATGAATAGATAGCTTCAGGTGGTTTTCCAAAAGCTTTTTCTGCTCCTAGCATTTGTCCACCGATTAGTGGAATAATTGGGGCCCATGTAATTTCGCTCATTTTATATCCTCTATGCAAAAAAGTCTTCAAGTGTCGCAGCTTTTGTCTTTGTAAACTGCGCTGTATCAGGTCTTGTATAATTTTGGTCTGCAGCTTTCATAATGTTATCATTAATGAAGCTACCGTCATAATATTCAGGTTTAAGAATTGCTTTACGCAGTCCTTTTAAAACCGTTTCATATTCTGTTGGGTTGTCAATTAGTCGTTGCATATTCGTATAGAATTCTTCAGGCGTTTTTGGCCGTAGGAAATCAGGAATAGGCAAATGACCTTGGTCGTCATAAGTTGGGTGAAGAAACGGAATAACCCCAGCATGGATCATTTCAATATACTTTGACGTTGTCCAACCTTCTTTAATCGGAATAATGAATGTAAACTTAACATCCTGTAGTTTATCTTGGATTTCATTAATATGTAATGATCCTTTAAACCTTTCATCGGTTTCAGTTCGTTTGTCAAGCCATTTACCATATATGTCAACATTATCAAATTTATCAAGTACCCAGTTTTTAAGCAATCCATAACGAGATGGTTTACCTTCATTAAGTACAACCATAAAGTCTGTCTTACGATCTGTATTGATTTCTTCAGTGTATTCATAATCGCCACAGAACGCAGTTTCCATTCCTGCATATTCAGAATGAACAACCCGTACCAATCTTTCTTGGTTTTCATAATCAGTAATAGAAAATGTTTCATAATCATAATCGTATTGTCCAAGAGAACGGAAAGGCATATGAAATACGTCACGCGGTTGTTTGATAACATATCGTGGATCGTTAACAATTTCTATCCATCGTGGCTTACTTTCGTTTAGCCATTTAGTAATAGGAGTTGTATACCACTTAGTCATATCAAGAGTTGCGGCTGGTTTTCCATCTTGTTGGCTTTCACGTACTTTCCAAATTTTTTCTGGGATTGTAACATTACTAATTTGTCCAATCATCATAACAGAAAAGTCAAGCTCAATGTCTTTAAAATAATTAATAATGTGATTGTAATATGTTTCTGACATTGCCAAAGGAACACCGTGCCAACAATCAATTACATTATCATATGGAAACAAATCCAGGCGTTCAGTATCAGACAATGCGCCAAAGTCAGAACGACCAATTAGGTAAAACGTTTTGTCTGGGTTGTTGTTTGCCATTGCTCGTATAGTGCAAGACGCTTCGTTATCTCCACCAATTGGAGAGTACTTGTTAGTTTTAAATTTAATAGATTTACCGATCTTTGCGAAACCAATGTTTTTCATAATCACTTCCATTCCATCATCTTAACGAACTCTTCAGGAGTCATCGCTTTATCATCAATGTAATAAACACCGTATGGTTTACCCCATACAATTTCATCGTAAGGTACTTCGTACTTATCTAACCAATCTGTGGTTATTTGTCCGACATCTTCAATGATTTTATTTATGTCACCGCCATGAGTCAACATTCTTCGCGCTGTGTGAAGAACGATGCGATATCCGTTTTGTTTTGCCTTTTGTAAACTTGCAATCATCGGGCGATTAGGATTTGCCATTCCGTATTTAACTTCGGATTCAGCTCGACCATGGAGCGGAGTGCAAATGGTATCATCAATATCAACTACTAAGGTTTGCGTATTCATTAACATAATCTCTCATTCTTTGTTGGCGTTCTTTACAGTCATAGTGAAGTTTAATGCATGTAGCAATTAACAAAGCGCCGCCGTCAATAATTTCATTATAATCATCAGGAAAATACTCTTTGACTAATTCAGAAAAGCATTCCCGAACTGCTGTGGGGTATTTATGCCCTGTCACCAACTCGTTATATCCATGGTATAAATCGTGTGACAGTTTACACATATCGTAAAGATAATCACCACCGATACCTCTATGATCGCCATAGGATCCTCGTGGATCTAATAACGTAAAGGCATCATTATATGGATTATATAGAATATTGCCAAAGTGTAAGTCGCCGTGCATAGCATCAACAGGACGTGCCTTTTTTAAACACCGTTCTGCCACGTTTTTATAAAACGAATTGTTTGTTTCTAAACGGTGTTCAGTTTTATCAATCCACATCTTTTTTGCATTGTCAGGAAACGACGCTGTAAACTCAAGTGTTGGTTTTCGATGAAAGTGGTTCCACATTGTAAGTATAACTCTTTCAATCAAATAGCGTATAGTGCTTTTTGATATATCTTCATGCGCAAATAAATCAGATAGCAAAATGCCTGACTCATAAGACATGGTCAGGGAATAGTCATCTTTCAATACTTTAGGAACGAGCATGCTTTGAATTGGTGATAACGAAGTATACCAATTCTTTTCATCAATAATTGTTTGAGTAGCAAAACTGTTATTTGGTGTTGGCACCTTTGTAATCATATTGAGATCAGGGTGATATTCAAAAGAGTTAAACTCTCGCGCTTTAAACGTCAATAGTGTAGCACAAGTTTTGTGATATGAAGCAATATCACCAATGTCATACCATTTTTCTGTTCCGATATTTTCAAAGGTAGCATGACCTTCGTAAATTTCTAAAGCGTCTGATATGTCATATCCTTTTGCATTATAAAACGCGTTATATGCTTCATATCCTATGCTAAAGCTATATAGTCCTACGAGCGCAGAAGCTTGTTTGATGTTTTCTTTTGGTTTGTTGTAATACTTTTTACCATCCCACATACACCAAGCGTAGTGATCTTCTACTTCTTTTGTTAATAGGAAATCAGTACCAAGAGGTAAATTTTCTTCAAGGATAATTGCGTCGCCGAGCCAAACAACTAAAGGTATTGCTGGACTTTCTAAACTTTCAATACCAACTTTGATAGCATCACGAGGACCGTTGAGAGATCCTTGTTTTACACACTTAATGTTATCATATTTAGATTTTTTAACCCAGTCACGGATATCGTCATGCTTGCCGTCAACAATTATGATTTGTTTAACTTCAACGCCGCTTTTATTAATTGACTCAACGATATATTCAATAGTAGGTTTACCATGTACGCGGATCATTGCCTTTGAGCAATTTGCAGTTAGTGGCTTTAGTCTTGTTGCCTCACCTGCCGCTGGTATAACTACATTTATCATAATTTAATCTCCAATCGTCGTATTCATCTTCAAGCATTGCCCACCGCATTTTAGTTAGTCCTGGCGGATGCTTTTTATCCCATATAATCCACATATATGCAATCATACCACCAATTTGGTCTTTCTTTTCGATTGGCTCTCGAATATTAGAATCAAATCTAACGCGATCTGATAAAAATATTATATCACTAGGAGGGTTAGATGTAAATAGTTTATTTCGTTTTTTTCCTTCAAGAAATGTTAAACGAAGAAACATAGCTACATATTCATATTCGTCAATCCACTTTTCAGCTAACTTACGTGGTAAGTCTTTGTGATATGGCGGATTAGTTACTACACCTTGAGCCCATTCATTCTTAGGTAATTCCATTGCGTCATATGATGTATTTATGCTACATAGAGAATCGGAATATTCATTGAGATCATAACTTAAAACATTGTGACCATTCCGTGCAAGTTCAACCGAAATGTTACCACGACCAGCGCAGGGTTCAAGTAGATTTTGTGGAGGTTTACCATACTTACACAATATGTACGTAGCAAGTGGTGGTGTTGGATAAAAGTCATTCTTTTTACGATTAGGATCGTTTTTCTTGACTCCAACGTATATATCAGTTAGATTATTGGCCAAGAAAAGTTACCATTACACCGGCTTCTTTAAACATAGGTCCTGATTTGCCATTCCATAGCTCAACCCAATGCTCAGGTGTATTCATTACAAATTCATTAATAACAATTCTGCGAACGCCTGCTTGAATAATAAGCTTTGCACACTCAGGACAAACTGGTAATCCGTGAACATACATAGTTGCGTTTTTCAACGAAACACCAGCATAAAGAGCATTCATTAGCGCATTTGTTTCTGCATGAACAATAAGCGGATATTTTTTCTCACGATCGTTTAAACGATCCTGTGTATCGTCAATACCTTTTGGAAAGCCGTTATATCCTGTGGCAAGGATACGCCGTTCATCGTTTACTGCGACAGCTCCAATTTTGCTTGAAGGATCTTTACTCCAACTTGAAATTGTTTTAGCCAATTCCATAAAACGGTTATCCCATTTTAACTCACGAGCGTCTTCTTCAAGATTGCGCCGGCGCATATATGCCTCATAAGGCTCACGTTCTTCCATAATATAATCTTTCAGTTTTTAATCAGTTACTTCTACAACAGATATAACTCTTGTTACTGGTATTCCATCAACATGCCATTCGTTCTTTTCGCAATCCCATACGCCAAGTCTGTAATCTGTGGTTGCTGGAGTATTATTTAAACGATGGCGTTTATCTTCTGGAATTAGTTCTGGTTTTAACGTAACTTCGCACGATCTTATCCTGCTAGGTGTATTTTCATTAGTGTTGGAACTTTTGTTCCAAGTCGCTAGAAATTTACCTTCTTTTAGCTTAGTTTTCAGGCGGGGTTTTGTCCACATTGTTGTTTCCTAACATAATAGTTTTGTCTTCCATTTGCTCTTTAAAATCAACAACCTTTTCCTTTTCAATCATATCAATGATTAGTGTTGTGATATCAAGATCCTTTTTGAGAAAGAACATTTTGTTTTGTATTTTTTCAAGTTGCTTCTGATAATATTCAATTTCTTTTTCTTTACGAAGCCGCGTCTCGATAATATCAGATATAAGAATTAGTTTACTCATGTTATTTATACAACCAAGTGAAAATGACGCTCATACACGTGTAAGTTCATTACCTGCCATACAAGCATACCTTTTTCAATATAATCATGGTTACCATACGTATCAGAGCAATCATTCCAATCTTTTACAAACTTATCCATCAAGTATTGAGCCCACGCATAATCGTTTTTATAACCAAACACAACATCGTTTGACCGCATTTGAGATACCATTTGTAAAAGACCATCACGGATATAAAATGTTTGTGCATTAGTACAAATAAAGTCAGACTTACCGCCTTCATCAAACTCAACCCAGATAGATGGACGATTGTAAACCATTTGAGCACGACGGCTATCAGGGTTCTTTTGCAATTCATCAAAAGCTTTTTTGTATTGATTGTGATACTTATTTGCAAATACAAGATGGCCATAGTTAGAATTAATATTGCCATGCGGGTCGGCGGCGTATTCCCACGCTGCAGGTGGATTTTTATCAGGACCATGAATATCATTGATGTTTGTAGATTGGCTTTCATACCAAGCTATTTCTTTATCAATATATTCTGTACTAGGTGTACCAAAGATTGCCGGCTCTGTTGCAACAAAGTTTGCACCAATCAATTCAATAGTCTTTTGACCTGTCTTATCAATTGTAAACGCTTCGTCTTTCAATTCACCTTTAAAGAATTCACGGATATCGTGTACACTATCAACTCTCATTACGAACTCCATCTAAAAATTTTGCAACGGTATCATATGTGTTACCCACTCCACCGTTCTTTGTTATATTTATGCTCAGCTTATGTTTACAGCTTGACTCGTTGAACGCAGTAGTAAATGCGTTACGACTATACAAGAAATCTTCTTTACTTTGTTCAAGACTCTCGCCATCATCACGAGACATAATACCCTCGGTAGTATCAGTCAACAAAACTAATGCAGCGTTTTTGTATCCGCTGAGAAACCTTCGGTCCAATTCATAAATGTCTTTACCGTCTGCAGCACGATACTTTTCGCCATAGACGATTGCACCGAGATGGAAACGGTCAAAGATAATATCATAATTCATTTGATTTACGAGTCGTTTAGACGCAATGAACAAAGACTCATAATGTTCTTTTTCCCAACCATTAGGATCTTTAAAGTCAGGAGGAGACGATGAATGGTGAGCCATTATGTTTGGATTTTTAAAATATTTTTTACGTAGGTTTTGCACCAATGTGGATTTACCACAGCGATCCATACCTTCAATGATTAATAGCATTCTCTTTGGCCTCTCCCTTTAATTTCACGATTAAGTAATGGCTGATAATTATTTATAGTTGCAGTTTCAATAAGTTCTGCCATACCTTCAATATCAAACTTATCAGTATTAATATATTTTATCACAATATCTATAGAATGTAAATCATTTTCTTGTAAAAACTCACGATATTTACGCCCTGAAGACTCATGTCTTTCATGCGGTGTTGTAAAGCTACGCGCGTGGGAATATTGCCGTTTATGAATACTCGTTGAAGGCGCGTCTGTTTTACCAACATACATAACCTGATCTCCATGATACCACATGTATACGCCTTTGGCACTATTTGCATCAATAGATCTACCACTCCTTTTAGGAGGAACAATATGATTAACTTGATAACGATCTTCGTCGTAATATCCGCTACCTAAATCTCTAAGTTCAATAGTACCATAAGTTTCAGCCTCAGACCAATAGGAATCAATTTTGTCAAAGACTTCAGTACGAAGTAAAGATGCGAGATTTTTGATAGCAGATTTACACATTATGCGATACCTTTATCACGTAAGTTGATTTTCTTAGCACCACGATTGTAGGCTCCTGCCTTGCCGCGGAATGTTTTGAAACGTTTCTTTGACGACTCACACTTTGTAATGGAGCCGCCTTCAGAAACAAACTTTTTCACAAGATCTTTATAATCCATTATGAATAATCCCGGATGTAAACGTCATAGTGAGTAGCGTTTTCCCAAGGTGTATCTTTAGCCCACTGAGACGGACGTGGACCACGAGGACGGATACGAAGTCCTTGTGTTTTTTGTTTCCCATAAAAACTCATCATACCTAATTGTCTGCGAGCACGTTTAATGAAACTGTTGCGTTCAACAAGTATTTCTTTAAGATTTGCAATCTCAGGATCGTCAAGAGATTTACAAGTAAAACGGTAGTCTGATGATGAGCGATTTTTGTAAGTTACATAAGCCATGATATAGTTCCTTTTCATTTGATATAATCAATATAACTGATTCTATATGGAATGTCAATAGTTATTTCACATATCTTTGTAACCAACGACACTTTGGTTGGATTTTAGCAAGATAAGTCCAGCATTCAAAACAGGTACCTTCATAGATTGGTTTATTAGCGTCAAGATCTATGAGGCTAAAATCCTCAGGGTTTTCCCAAGCAGGAAGTACAAGGTAGTTAGAAAGAAGTTCGGATTTTTTAGTGTATAGTGTCATAGAGTGATTCCTTTTTGTTATAAAATTACTCTATACTATTTCATAACGAATGTCAATCGTTATTTACCCATTCTTTAAAATGATGTGCAAAAGCTTTTGCGTCAAGCAGTTGCTCAAAAAAGAATGTATCTTCATATACGTCTGTATATTTTCTATGAACCCACTGTTGTCTGAACATTTGAACCTTACAGTAACTTAAAGCATTATGTCGAAGATCACTATGGATTTGAACTGAATGCGATCCTTCTCGCATCCAACGCTGTTTGTATTCTGAAATCTCAAGAGGGTTAGTTAGCCTTGTCATTTATTAAGCATCCTCATACAAGTAAACACTGAGTTTTCGTTTAAACAATCAGACCAAATATGGATTATATACCATCCACATAACACAAGAGCAATTGCAATTGCGGTTCCGTATATTAATCTTTCAGTCATTAAGCAGCCTCACCTACAGGTTTCATGGTAAGTTTAGCATATTCATTAGTATCATGTAACCGGCGAAAGTAATCACCAGCCTGCTTGTGAGCAAGACCGGTTGCAAACTCTTGCAACTCATATTTGCCGTTCTTCCAAAAGAAAGCTTCAATTCTCCAATATTTATTAAGCATAATCATATTCCTTATATTCAACGATCTTTAAAAGATCTTCAACTAACTGCTTACCGTACTTGGTAAACAAAATTCCTTGTTCCCACACAAAATGCTCAACATCTTGAGAATGGTAAAGGGTTTCAGAACCAGTAATCCAGCTGAGTGCTGTTTTACGGTCGTTAGCGCCAAGACTAATTACGTCTTGAACTCGAGCTTCAAATTTGGCGACGTCTTGCTCTTCCTGAACTTGAGTTTCAGCCATTTGAATTTCAAGAGCGCGGCAATATTCATCCCACGTCTTTTGCTTTTCAGCAGGAGAACAGTTGTTCCAATCATCGAAGAAAGCACCACGAGGACGATAGCCGTAAACTTCTTTGTGAAGATCTGAGATACAATCGTCTGAGTATGTAAAAGCCATTACTGATTCCTTTTCATTTGTTATATTAATAATATAACTGATTCTAAACGAAATGTCAATAGTTAATTTGATTTAATTTCAAATTCTTTGAACTCAGCTTCAACTTTACAATTAGGGTATTGCCTATCAAGATACATTAATTCTTCAGATGTTGAATAGCCAGAATATTCTTCTGACTTATGTAGAAGTTTTCCTTCAGGAGATGTAACTGTTATTTCGTAAAATCTTTTCCACATTTTCATCTTGTATCCTTTCTGTTTATAGAATCAGTATACCACAGGCAAAACGATATGTCAACTGTTTTTTTTCGTATAAATAGTATAAATAAATTTAATAATGATGGAGACAGTGATGAAAATTTCAAAGACAAAATACATTGTCGGCCCATCTTGGGATAAGAGGTTGATTGCGATATCTCCAATTGGAAAGATAGCCATCTTAATGTCAGGTGGAATCGATAGTTTAGTACTATATCACTTAATTCAATCTCACGATCCAGCCGTGTATACTATAGACAGAGAAGATGGATTTGATGATCCATCGCGGGTTGAGTCTTTAATAAGCAAAAAGGTTAACCGATTTAAGGAAACCACCTTAAATACAGATCTTAGGGTAAGAGAAGCTATATATGAAATACAAAAAGATTATGATCAGCTATATATTGGAATAAACCATACACCTCCGAGCTATTATTTTCCAGAATTAAAAGACGGGGCACCTTATCGTCCTTGGAGAATACAAGACAACGATAAGTTGATAGCTCCGTTTCTCCATTTGTATAAGTATCATATAATAGATTTAGCAAATCAACTCAATATAGATTTGTCGGGCACTTTAAGTTGTCTTACAGATAATACTACCGAATGTAAAGAGTGTTGGCAGTGCAGAGAAAAAATCTGGGGATATGAACAGTTGAAAGGAGATTCAAAATAGAACACTTTTCTAAAGCAGATAACTTACCAGTATTAGAAAACTTAGAAGATGAATTAAATAAGCTTATAGCAAAAGGCTTAGTAGATTGGAGTATTAACCAAATTTGCTTAAATGCCCCTATAGGAAAGTCTCATGATTGGACTATAGGTTGCAAAAGCTTACACTACAACTGGGGTCAAGTAGTTAGAGATAACGCTGGTAACATAACCCATTTACCAAAATTTGAAAATCCTTTATATGATGAAGACTTTGTTGTTTTGTGCGATGTCTTTAAAGAAACAATTTTTGAAGAAATCTTTAATATTTTAAATGATCGATATGTGCTTGGTAGATTAAGGTTAATGCGCAATGTTCCATTTAGTTGTACGAGTTGGCATAGAGATGTTAGCCAAAGATTGCACTATCCGATTAAAACAGAAGAAGAGTGTAAAATGGTAATCGAAAACGAAGTGTTTCATATCCCTCAAAATGAATGGTGGATTACTGATACCGAAAAACATCATGCCGCGTTCAATGGTAGCAAGTTTGAAAGAATACATTTAGTTGGAGTTTTGTTATGAGTTATGAACCAGGATCTAACTATGACAAATTATCTAATTGGCCTGAGTGGGAATACTTTAGAAAGCTTTCTTTATCTAGAGTTAGATTACCTGCTGAAAAATATAAAGAGATACACACTCAAAATTTGGTTCCATTAGATATAAAAATTGATTGTGATTTATTTGAGCAAGAAATAATGAAATATGATAGTTTGTTCGAGCAGTTTGGTCCTACACATACTAATTTAGAAAGATATTCTCTTGGTCTTACTGATCTTGAAAATCCAATTGATATGAAACCAAGTCCAGTTAATTGGCCGATGGATGTGTGGTGTTTAGAGCATCCAGACAATCCATTATTTGATACCGACTTTAAATATCCAAATGAAATTATGAAAAACATGAGATCTTTAGATCCTATGAAAGCTTTTGATGGAATGCTAGCGCGTTGTACTATACTAAAATGGAATACTGGTGCTCATTTTAAACCACATATAGATGTAACCATTCCGGCAGCAAATTTAAGAATCTGGGGAACGAATGATCCAGAAAATAATCACTTTTGTTTTTGGGATGATGAAAAACAAGAATATATAAAAGAGAGAAATGTTGAAAGAGGTAGGTTATATCTTGCCGACACAGCAAAATGGCATCATGCTTATTCGACGGCTGAAAGAGTTTATACTTTCTTTTTTGCTCTTCAAGTCAACGCTTACGAGGTATTAAAATGACTTTATTATCAATGTACGTGTTTTATTGGGTAATGGCAGCTGTTGGTTTGACTCTAGGTTATCATAGAACAGTTGCTCATGGTCAATATAAACTTCATCCTATCTTAGAATCAATTGTAGTTTACATAGGTTTGGTGTGTAGCGCTTGTTCACCACTCAGCTGGGCTGGTGTCCATCGTATGCATCATAGATATGCTGATACTCCACTTGATCCACATAGTCCAAAATATCAATCAGCATATCAAATTCTTTTTTCTACTTATCGAGTAAAAAAGATTCCGAGAAAATTTGTAAAAGACTTATATAAAAATCCAAGAGTAATGTTTATGCACAAGTATAGGTGGTATATCCTTGCTGTTACATACTGTATTGCTCTTTTGATTCATCCTATGACTTTGCTTTATTTGTTGGCATTGTTACCTATATCATTTATCTGTTATGGTCTTGTGAATCTATTTGGTCATAATGACGATGGTGCAGTAAATGTATGGTGGATAAATATATTTGCCCCATTTGAAGGAAATCATCATGACCACCACGCTTAAAAGAAGACATGAACTTCCAAACTTTCAAAAGCTCGACCACATTCAAGTTGATGTCGAGAAACTATTAACGTGTTTTGAAAACTTTAGCCATAAGCAAGATAATATTAGTGAGACTTGTGGCAGCCCATATCTGAACGATAAGTACAAACAGTCACCTGTCACTGGTCTGAAAGAACCAATAAAGTATCATACAAATGGAAAAGAAGATGAGCGGTGCTATGGTAAGATACTTCCCGAGTATCAAGGTACCTATGTTGAAGAAGTAATTAATATGTTTAAATCACCAGTGACTCGTTGCCGATTGGTGGTAAAAGAACCTGGTGCTACAATTCTACCACACATTGATTATGATACGACTTATAGCATTCGTGCTTATATTCCACTGAAAACAAATCCTTGGGCAATGACTGCAGTAAAGAGTAAGACTGATGAGTTGCCAGATGTAAGACACTTACCAGCAGATGGCAGTGCTTGGTTTGTAAATCCGGGATTTCTACATAGTGCTTGGAACTTAGGTGGTACAGATGATATTAGAATGATTTTATGTATAGATGGTCAAGACGATTTATAAATATTAGTAAAAGGGAGGAACACCAATGGCTCTAGAAACTCAAGAAATAGTTATAACCGGCTCAACGACTACAGAACAGGCAATGATTAATGCTACTTCTGCTGTGTTGGTTGATTCTTCAGATGTAGATGACGTAGCTATGTGGGAATACATATATGAAACCATGTCGCATATAGATCAAACTAGAACTTTTTCAAATGAAAATACTCTTACAGTAACAAGAGAATATGACTACGACACACATGGTGTTAATATTAGAGCATTTTATACAATAGCGCAAGCCGCTTGGGAAAATGCTGGTTACACAGTAACTATAACATATACTTAATATATTTTTTCACTACTTCATCAAAGCTATTTCCAAACACGCTGAGTTTTAACAAAACTCTATCTTTATCTTCGTCAGTTTGAAAAACCGCATGCTCTTCTTGAGTATTAAGTATAGCTGACGAATAATAGAAATCGCCGTCTCTAAAACTTATAGATGAAGTACCATCTAAAACAAAATTAAAACTACATTCAGTCCCGCGATCTTGGTGCCAAGGTAAAGTAAATCCACTTTTTTGAATATAGTAACGAGGCCTAACTTCTTTTAAATCTAGTTTATCTTTATACATATTTGCTATATCAAAAGCTAAACCTTCAAACGTGTGTTTTTGAAGCCAATCGTCTAGATAGTTCTCATTTTTTGTATCGCAATAAGGCTGGTAATCTTCATACGATAAAGCCTCGTTTAGCAAAA